TTCTATCGTTTATAGACTTCTGCAAGGTGACTGAATTGGTCACTACATTTACAGGTAACCCATTGAGCAATATCTTCTCACTCATCATAAGGTCTTTGATAGCCTCTCTATAGTCTTCAGTTACCCAACCTGTGTTTAGTGTTGTAGTCACTTTACCATTGGTGTTGAACTGCTGATAGATATTGTCTGTAGTGTCGTAGGTAAACCCACTTGATGAGGATGTGCCTATAGACTTTCTAAAGCGTTCCGAAGTCACACTAAAGTTATCTTGACTTGCTTTGTAGAAGTGGATGAAATCCCAAGTGCCATAACGATTAATGTACTGAATAGTATTTATAGTGTATTTAGGCTCACACTCCTTAATCATCTTTATAGTCTCAACAGGGTTACCAGCATCATCTAAGAGTTTCATCTCCCACTCCGTTTGATTGATAGGTCTGTTGCTACTTGCTCCTGTATACCCATCATTTGTAAGCCAATTATTTAAACTCTTTTCGCCTATAGGTATTCTAAGTATCCTGTTTTCTGGTTGCAGATTAGCGTGGTACGATTGCAAATCAAAAGTGTATATATCAGTACCTCCAACTCTATATACTACCTCATCAATAGTCTCAGCATTATACTTACCCATAAACAAAGGCATCATTTCAAAACCCTCATCTTTTACATATACCGTTGAAGTATTGTTAAGGTAGGCAGAAGGGAACTCAAAGTTAGTACCCTCACTAAAGATATGGTAACCATTAGATGCAGGGAAGATATCTGTGCTTCCTGTTACATTAGTCGTTACAGGTGGGTCTGCTTTATTAAGATAATTGATATCATAATCTACTTGTACCCATACAATGTTAGTATCTCTTTCACCTACAGGTGCGGCTCTTGATTGTGAAGTATCGTATACTGCTCCTATCTCTTCTCTCACCATAGGTGCGATATCAAAGGATACATCAGTACCTGCAAAGACATCTCTAAACAAAGTGTAGTCTGGATTGGATGGTCTACTACTTCTACCATCACTCCATACATATATCTCTAAGGTGATATCAGTTAGGGAACTTGCAAGTGAAGAATAGTTTGCAGTTAAGTATATAGGGCTTCTTGCTCCTACTAATTGGTCTGGTGCTATTACACTCATATTATAAGTCTCGTAATATGTTATCTAAATCATCATCTAAGCCTCTTAAAAGCTCAAGGGGTAACCTCTCAAACTCTAACGCAAAAGGTGCAGTAAAGAAGTTGCTCTTAGGTATACCCTTTCTGTATATGCTTCGTGACACCAAAAAGGTAGCACTATCTATGTTGGCTTTTGTCTTAGGTATAAACTTTCCTGTCTTGAAGTCTCGTAGCTTAAACTTGTTGTTGGTTACCATCCTTCTTATAGCACCCATATTAGGGTACTTGTTGGTAAAGCCAAATCTTGAGCCTCCTTGTACTTTGTACTTGACACCATCAACACCCTCATCTATGTATTGACCGTAGTCTAACATCTCAAAGAACATCTCGTAGTTAAAGCCACTTTGAAACTGCCCTTTAGTATTTCTATTCTGCTTGACTAATAGGTTGAAGTCTATGCTATCCTTTAGGTCACCTGAGAACACTTGTCTCCTTCTACGCTTCTTACCATCGTTAAAGGTAATCGTGCGAGTAGCACCAAGATTCAACTTTGCAGCTTTCACAACTCTGTTACCAAACTGCTCAAGCACTTGCTTCATATGTTTAGTGCTTATGGACAAGTGGTGATGGTATTAGCAATGTCTATAGACAAGGTTAGATTCCAACCTACCAATAGATTCTCAAACCTATCTTCAAAAGGCTCACAGGTAGGTTGTCCGTTTAGCTGATACTTGTCTTGCATCAAGTCACCTCTTTTGAGATGTGATACAAGGTCGTTAGCTACCAGAAGTTGCGTATTTAAGATATCGTGTCTATTGTCTACACCATAGAATATCTCTGCCTCTTCTCGTGGGTCATCCTTACTCACATCTGCTACATCCATAAACAAGATGCTCATATTGTAAGTGATGCCGATATCGTTGAAGGTCACATTGTTTATCATAATATGTGACAAGGGGAAGATAGTCTGCTTGTTGAGGTCAACCTCAAAGATATCACCCTCAGTAACTGTGTTGACTTGAGAGTTAGCAATGAGGTGTTCTCTAATCTTTGTTGTAATGTCGTAGAAACTCATAATAGGTTAACCTCTATGAGCGAAAGGTGTTTAAAAAGAAAACCCCTCCGAAGAGGGGCTTGTGTTAAATGCTTGATTATAAGTAAACCCTTTCATTAGGTTTAACCTTAAACTCATAGTTTTCTACATACCCATTAGTACAAGGCGAAACGAGTTCTGGTACTAAAGACCTTGCTTTGTCTTGAGATAACTTAATTGAAGGTGTACCATTAGAGGCATAAAACTTTTGATTGATTTTGATTTCTTGGAAAGTCATAATATTTGTTTTGATTTCTATAGTGCTAATATATAAACAAAATAATTAACAAACCTAATGTTTCAACATCTTCTTCTCTACATCACTCTTCTCCTTGTCATATACAAGTTTGGTAAGGCATTGTGATAGGGGTAATCTTGTGATAGTATCGTATCTTGCTACATCACCTCCTGCAAGGTGGTCTACACTTCCATACCATCCCCACTTTCTACTGAAGTTAGCGGAGGCTGAGAGATTAAGCTCTCCTTCTTCCCCTCCTCCAAAGAGGTCTGGGTATCCTTCAATAATTTGTTGCTTAAACGATAAAAAAAAAGCGTAGCACCTAAAGCTACATCTAATGGAAAGTCTGCATAACCATCAGTACCCTTGTAAGGTTCTATCTCATACAGGTCACCTTTCTCCTTTACAATAGGTCTATACAATACTCCTACGGTCTTATGCAATTGTTGCATATCACTTAGGTAGCTATCCAAATCTATATACTCTCCAAAGCTCATCTCTTCAAGGTTGGGTACAAACCCATATTCCTTGCCTCTAAAGGACAATCTCCTTACAAGTGGATGCTTACCACCTACGATAGATAATATGTGCTGAGAGATGTCTAAGATGTCCTCTGCTTTCATTGCATAGGCTACCTTCAATGGTATGTTAGCAAATAGTTCAAGAGCCTTGAGTGTCATAAAGGTTTCATCACCTTCTACCTTTAGAAACTTTTGGTACTGCTCTACCGTGAGTTCTCTTGCGTTCTCTGGAAGGATAACCTTTACCTCCTTACCTAACTGCGTATCTGCCATAGTTCGGTCTGCTTAGTTTGTTATATGTTGCGTAGCGTAGGGCATCAACGCAATGGTCAAAAGCACTAATAGGTTTATTGAGTAGCTTACCATTTTTATCTTCTACCCACTTGTAGTTTCTCATCTCCTTGACAAAGTTAGCACCTGTGATATGTAGCTTATACCTCTTGAGCATATCAATACCTGCATTGATGCTATCAGCACCTTTCTTAGTAGGTTTGATATTCCAACCCATCCTGTATAGTTCTTCTATGGATTTAGGTTCTGCACTATCTGCAAATATCTCTGCTCTTCTATCTATGCCCAATGCTTTTAACTTCTCACTAATATCCCTATTGGTTAGGTTCGTTTCGTATAGAAGTTCTTTTGCAAAAATGTTATTATCGTGATGATAGACACCAACGAGAGTAGTCGGGTCATTAGTAAAACCAAAGTCCATACCATACGAGAGGAATTTAGCCTGTTCGGGTATCTCCTCTTCCATAAATGTAAAAATTGTAGCCTTACTTTGACCCCTTTCTCCCAATCCGTATATGCGCCAGTAATCTTCATCAGTAGATTGTAGTCTCTCAATCTCCTCCACAATACTATTATCCAGAAAAGGATTATCCAAGTAAGTAGATTTGATAAAGGTGACATCATCTCTTGTGAGTAACCTGTCGTATATCCAATGGAAGTCATCGGAGGGGTTGTAGTCAATGTATATCTTGTCTGTGGTTCTAACGAGTAATTGGAAGAAGTCTTCCCAAGTAAGTTCGTTTGCCTCGTTGCAGAATAGATAGTGCCGTCTTGCACCTCGTTTCTTTTGAGGTTGGTCAAGTGACACGAACTCAATGATGTTGCCGTTAAGCCTATATATGTGTTCGGATTTGTTATGATACTTCTCATCATACAGGTTCATATTAGTTAGTATCTCAATAAAGTCTCTCATCGCAGTCATCTTGAGAGAGGGTAGAGACTTTCTTACAATAGTAAAGACCTTACCCTTTTCGGATAAAGCCAATACAATGATGAGTTGAAGTAGTGAGTATGTTTTACCAGAACGAGTACCTCCTTGATTTACTACAATCTTAGTAGGTGCATTATAGTTCCTTTCAAATATCTCACTCGTTTTTATCGCTACGCTTGACAATCTCTATCTTAACTTCGTTAATCTCTTCATCGGTTTCTATCTTGTTCTCAACCCTTGCAAGTTTGGGAGTGGTATACTCTGCCATTTGGTTGAGTATCGTTAGAGCCTTCTCAGGGTTGTCTGCTGCAACCTCAGTTAACCATAAGGTCATATTCTCTAAGTTATCCTCTACGAGCTTTGTAAAGGCTTCTCTAATCTTGTTAGTGGTTTTATT